CTAGGTAATCGAAAATCATCGGATAATAATAAAATTTTCTTTTTTGTAGATTTGTTGTTGTCTATTGTTTGTATTTTTGGTAACTCCATTTAAACTCCTTATAACTTTTATATAAATATCAACCTAGTAAAACTACCGGTTTATTTTGTTTATTAATATTACTATATGCTGTTTTTAGAAACGGATCCAGTGTGGATTCATTTGTCATGATAATCATATAATCACAATTCTGTGCGATAAGTTTCATTCTGTGGTGTAATTGACTAAAGTGATATGATTTGCCATAATATGTCTTTGGCATTGCTGAATATAGATTATATCCTGAATATGAAGGATTATATTCTTTATAGTTCATTCCAAATTCTAATGCATATTTTCTAATCATACTATTAGCACCACCAGACCCACCAGCTCCTACGATTACAACTTCATCGAATTTGTTTTTTAATCCTTGCAGCGTTTCTTGAACTTTACGGCGATTCTGCCAATTGTTATTTCCTATAACTGCAACGTTAGTCGTATTTTTCATATGCAAACTTAACTGTTTTTGGATAATGCTTATATGCTATGCGTAAACCGATTTCTAATAATTTTCTATTCTGTTTAGTGTTAGGCCCAGTAATATCAGTACACAAAGTATATTCGCACTTTGTATATCCAATACTATGTGATTTGTGTTTACTCAAAACAAAATCATATACATATACGTGTTTATGTTTATGTGGTTTATACATATACTATATAATATAAAAAACTATTCTCGAATCCTATTTTCTTTAGGACAATTTTCATAATCAGTTTTAAATGGACACCATTTGCAGTGTTTAGCTCCCTTACCAGCAAGTGCCAAATACTCTCTTTCCTTATTCTTATTTCCAGCGGCATCAAAACATGTTTCTACAAACTCATCGATTCGTTTCTGTACTTTTCTCTGTGTAACCGTACCCGATGCTGGTTGATGTTGTTGAATTCGTTTTTGAGGAAACATTGAATTCTCCATTAGCTTTCGCTTAACTATGAAAAACTCTACATTGATATTTTCTTTAGGAACACCATATTGTTCTGAGAAATATGTTTTATATGTAACTAATTGAGCTGACTTTAATGAGTCTGCTTTCTGATATTTATTCCAGCCCGTTCTGCTAGTTTTAATATCAAAAATTTCTATAGTATTAGTAGGCTTATGTCGTAACACTAAATCCATAAATCCATACCAATAAACTGATGAATTCTTTTGTGATGCTGGAGTACACAATTCCATTTCTATTCCTATCAACTCATAATCACGACTTGAAAAATATTGTCCTCTACGCTTTTTGAACCAATCTAATATAGCAATACCATCTTCATGATATTCTGCTAATTGTAATGGATTTGAAAAATGCTCACCGTTACGATCAGCAACACATTTACTATATTCAATTTTTAGATTTTCCATTAATAAGTTTGGTAAATCTATTGCATCTGCTTTCTTTACAGACTCAGTATACATAACCGTCAGAAAGTGTTGCAGTGTCTCATGAAATGCAGTTCCAAAGACAGTATCGATAGATGCCGTGAATGGTGCTAATCGATCAATATATGCTAACTTCCAATTCAATGGACATTTTTCATACATTGCCCATTGTGAATATGAAATTCTAGTTGGCACCGACTTTGGATCTCTTACTGCCAATCTATAAACCGGACTAATATAATTTACGTTTTCTTTACTCATCAGATCCATTTAATGTGAAACTAGTATTATATAATACACAATCTATTAATCCAGACATTCGATCATTAATCATCTCATAAAATTCATGACTGCGATCTACTTTCTCATCATCTAGTAATAGTAATTCTTCTTCGGTTGGTTCATATTCATCCCAATCATCACCGAATTTATTATATGATGCAGCACCAATAAAATTGAATCCTTCATCTTCCCAATCAATTAGCAGACTAGCATCTGGATCCATCTTTGAAACATGATCATAGATTCTTTCAAATAACCCATGTGCCGGATGCCATGCTGAATTTATGTTTAAATTAATTTCTAATTCGTCGATATCAATATCTTCAAAAGATATCCATTTTGCACCTAGTTTGTCAATATAATCGCTTCTTGTTTCTTCTACATCAGGACATATTATTTTAAAATACGCATCTTGTAGTTTTGTGATTCGTTGCCAATATGTAGTTACAGAGTCATCTACATCAGGACTATTCATCCATTTATCATATTGCAAAATATCAGATTCAAATTTACGACACGCTTTTTCATCTTCGAATCGGATATGAATATTAGTATAAACATGATTTGCCATATTACTTCTTTTATTATTAATATAAGAAAAATATTGCTAATAACCTAATTATTTAAACTCTTTAAGATATATATCAATTACGTCTTTAGTTTTATTTAGGTCTTGTTCAAAGTTACCTTTGTGTCGACAACGTACAATTCGTTTAAGAATATCAAATTCATATGCATTGAGTTCCCACTCTGTTGCAAATTTATATAGACTATCTTTGCCGATATAATGTTTTTGGGTATGTGTGAATGGTATTTCCTTTATACTCATTTTATTCCTTTCAATAATTTCTTCTTTTCTGTTTTATTATATCCATATAATGAAAGTATTCGATCACAACTGTCTTTATCTAATAATTCTAAATATTCAGTTACTTCAGATTTACTTACTTGATAATGCTCTGCAAATTGCTGTATTAGTTTAACATCATATTTGTCAGACTTTTTACCTTTTATGTATTTAGCAAATGCTTTATTACTTGGTAATAGATCATGATATAGTTTATATGTATCTCTTGGCTTTAATTGACCAATAGTATAACACTGAAGTTCATTGACTAAATCAGTTAACTCCATTCTCATTGATAGCCAACGATTCACAATAAATGGAGCAAACTTCTTCTGATCTGTCTCTGACCATTCTTCCCACTTTTTCTTTTTGCTAGTTATGCCGTTTATAAAATCAAATATACTTGCCATTATAATTTATATTTTTGTTTCCACTGTGCTTCAAAATTACTACCCATTCCCATTTCTAATATTATAGCATTTTCTGGGACTCCAACCAATTTTTTTGCAGTTAAAATATCATCAATACTCTTCTTTTTATATGTTTTCATCTTTACCCGAGCATTGCTACGATTTGATGTCTTAAACACAATAGTAATGTTACCTTTTAAAATCTTTTCTGCCATATATAAGTTATTTTGTTAATTCTAATTGATTCTCGTTAAATATATGTAATAGACCAAAATCATCCATTTCTCCTACGACTCGAATGTCTCCCTTAATTGTAGTAAACACTGATACTATAGTACATGGAAAATCATATCCTTTGGGTTTTATAGCTTTATCGCCAATTTTAAATTTACTTGTCATTTTTCTTTATTTTTACTGGTTGAAATTCTTCTGGTATAGCACCACAGTCATCACATCTGAATACGGGTACTGGTACCATGGTATCTTTGTCTTGTCCTGTTAAGAATTTTGAAACTTTATTAATTGCCATTACCTGACGAAAATACATTCCTCCGCACTCTTTGCATATAACAGGCTGCATATCGGTTGGCTTAATATTTGGATTGAGTTGATTCATTACTACTTCTCTTATAATTCATTCATAATATTAACAAACATCGCCATTATGTTTATTTCTTTATCCACTACAGTTGCATCTTTAAATTGAGCTTCTGCGATAATTAATATCATTGCAGCAATATGTCCCGTAGCAAACTCGTCTAGATTGTCATATAAAAATGTATATAATGGTGTAAAGTCCTTAACTTTACTATCTGCAATACATTGTCTTACTTTATTAAATGTTGCTTTTTTGTCTTTAGCATTTTTAAGCATTTCTAATACTTCAGTCATATAGTTTGCTTGTATAGCACTTGCTCTGTCTAATTGCAATGTACCGTCGACTACTGATGCTTGAGCTGCATTAATTGCTCTTCGAATATCTGGATATGACGCATTAATAATTGCTGCAATATCCTGAACATCATATGACACGTTTTTTTCATCTAATACAGTAACCAATCGCTTTGCTACATCCGTTTTATTCGGTGGTGTGATTGCAAATGTTTGACATCTACTCTGAATTGGATCTATAATCTTTTCTACATAATTACATGTTAATATAAATCGTGTAGTCTTACTATATGTTTCCATTAAGTTTCTAAGAGCTGCTTGAGCATTTGGAGTTAAGTAGTCTGCTTCATCTAATATAACAATCTTCCAACGTTTAAATCCTACAGTTGACGCATATCGTTTAATCTTATCTCTTACAGCGTCAACAGAGTTTTCATCAGACGCATTAATATACATCATATCTGCTTCAACGCTATTAGCAATAATCTTTGCTAATGTAGTCTTACCAGTACCAGCTGGTCCAAAGAATAATAAATGCGGAACATCTCCATTCTTAATAAATATTTTAACTTTGTCGATAATATGCTCATTACCAATATACCCATCCATTGTATCTGGGCGGAAGGATTCTACCCATAATGTATTTTCTGTTACTCCAAACATAATTTATTGTTTTCCCGTTGAACCAAATCCTCCTTTACCCCTATCAGTGTCTGATAATACTAATACCGAGTTCCATTCTATTTGTTCAACTTTATTTAATACTAGCTGACCTATTCTATCTCCCTTTTCTATAGTAGCAGATGTCTTTCCGTGGTTAATTAAAATTACCCCTATTTCACCCCTATAATCGGCATCTATAGTTCCTGGACTATTTAATACAGTTAACTTCTTTTTAAATGCTAATCCACTTCTGGGTCGTACTTGTATTTCATATCCAATTGGAATTTCTACAAATAATCCAGTTTTAATTAATACACTACTACCAGGATAGATTATTTCACTATGAG